ATGCGCGAAGTAACCGCCAAGATGCGGCGGATCTTCAAAGACCCGGAAAAGCGCCGGGCCTGGATCCACTACCAACTCAAAATCCAGGGTGACACCTACGTTTCCCTGGGTAAGCGCCGGGAGATTCCTAGCTACTGCTTCCAGCGCTGCCTGGCCCACCCATACCCGAAGATCGAAAAGGTGCTGGCCGATGAAATGGGCCTGACCCCTCAGATCCTCTTCCCTGAGCGTTACGACGCGGATGGCCTACCCAACAGGAAAATGGGCCGCCCGCGTAAAAAACAATGTTACCAGCGTAACAAATCAAATAATGCAGACACGCGCAATATGCAGCGTGAAGAGGCGATTTAGACATGGCTCGCAGGGATACCGTGACCCAGGACATGTTTGAAGTGCCCGTGCCGGCCAATGAGGCAGCCGCGTGTGGCTTTGGCGTACAGGTGGCCAACCTGGTCAGCGAGCTACTACGTGACTCCGAATATGACCGCCATGAAGTCGCTGCACGGATGACCAAATACAGCGGCAAGGAAGTCAGCAAATACATGCTGGATGCATGGAGCGCTGAGAGCCGCGACAACTTCAACATCCCGTTATACCTGGTCCCCGCCCTTGAATACGCCGCTGGTGCAAGCGTTCACAGCCTCACCAACTGGCTGGCCATCGTGCGTGGCGGGCGGTTGCTGGTGGGTCGCGAAACCCTGGAAGCCGAGCTGGGCAAAGCCGAAAGAGAGAAAGAATCGGCAGCCAAGAGAATCAAGGAATTGAAACAACGGCTGGGGGAAAAAGAACAATGAAAGAATGGTTTTCAGCAGCTGATCTGGCCGGCCTCCCTGGGCTGCCAACCACCGATCGGCGCGTCCGAGATTTTGCAAAACGTAACAAATGGCAAACCCGCCGGAAACAGAAAGGCAAGGGTGTGGAATACCACATCGGCAGCCTGCCCAAGGAAGCGCGCACAGAAATCGGCGTCCAACAGATCAAGGCAAAGCGCACTACATCAACGCAAGCCCAGGCAGGCGCAGCCGCTGGCCGTCGCATGGCGGTGAGCAATGCCATGCAAAAGCGTTGTGATCGCATGGGCCGTGAACAGGGCTTAAATGGATATTTAAACCTGGATGAAAAAGGCCGTAACCGTGCCGACGCCCGCGCCGCCATCCTGGTGGCAATGCGTGAGTTTTCCGTCACCAGCGCCCTGTCTGGTCGGCGTGCCGTCGATAGCTTCGCGGCCAAGTACAACCTGGGTGAAATCACCCTGGAAGACTGGATCCACGCCGAAGTGGAAACCGTCACAGCGGCCACACTTTACCGCTGGCAAAAGAAATTCGACAAGGAAGGTCTGGCCGCATTGGCGGGCAATTACAAAGGCCAGGCCGGCCGCTCCCTGATCGATCGCCAGCCTGATCTGCGTGACTACATCGTGGCGATGATGACCGACTTCCCCCACACCACAGCCAGTCACGTCATGAAGGCGATCAAGGCGCATTTTGCTCACACTGATGTGGAGCTGCCCAGCAAGCGGCGCCTGGAAGTCTGGATATCCAACTGGAAGAAAGACAACAAAAGCTTGCACACCGCCGTGGCGAATCCCGATGCCTGGAAAAACCAGTACATGGTTGCCTTTGGTAGCTACAGCGAAGACGTCACCCGACTGAACCAACGCTGGGAACTGGATTCGACGCCGGCGGACGTGATGCTGCTTGATGGCCGTTATTCCGTGATCGGCGCCATCGACGTCTATTCCCGCCGCTTGAAACTGATTGTAAGCCGTACCAGTAAGGCGGCATCAGTTGGCCAGCTACTGCGTCTTTGCTTTCTGGACTGGGGTATCCCCGAGGAAATCAAAACCGACAACGGCAGCGACTACACCAGCCGCTTTATCAAGGGCGTTATTCATAGCCTGGATATCCAGCAGTCCCTGTGTAAGCCGTTTTCAGGTTGGGAAAAGCCACACATCGAACGCACTTTCCGAACCTTCGCCCATGACTTGGTCGAGCTGTTGCCTGGTTACATCGGGCACAACGTGGCGGAGAGATCCGCCATCGAAGCCCGCCGCAGCTTTGCTGACCGCTTGTTCCAGAAAGACACCCAGGTGGATGTGCGGATGACCGCCCAGGAGTTCCAGAAGTTCGTGGACGAATGGGTGGACAACATTTACATGGAACAGCACCACGAAGGCATCAAAGACACCCCGGCAAACAAGGTACGCAAGTGGGCCGAACCGATCCGCAAGATCACCGATGAACGCGCCCTGGATGTCTTGCTGGCCGGTGCCCCGGACACCTGCACCAGGACCGTCACCAAATCCGGGCTGCAGATCGACGGTATCAACTACATCGCCCCGGAACTGGGCATGCACGTCGGTGACGTGGTGCGCGTCGCCTACACCGAAAGCCTGGGCAAGGTGTTCATCTTCACAGATGAAGGTTTCCTGTGTATCGCCGAAGCACCGGAGTACACCGGCATAGACCGCAAACTGGTCGCCAGCCACGCCAAGATCAAACAGCGTGAAGCAGTTCAGGCCAAGCGCCGCGAGCTGAAAGCCGCCGCCCGGAAGATCGGCACCAAGGACGCAGCGGACGAAATTCTGACCCATGCCCGCAGCCATCAGAACGTCAGCCAGCTACCCCCACGCACCGAAGCCTATACCACCCCCGGCCTGGAACAGGCAGGCCGAGCAGCCGAAGCCAACACCGTCACCCCGGTGGGCTCCCGCGATGACCAGACCCGCGACGATATCCAAAAGCTGAAAGCCAGCATGCAGCAACCACAGCCCCGCAAAGCGGAAGTGGTCAGCCTGGGCAAAGACCCGAAACAAGATTACCGCCGCTGGGTGCGCCTGGACCGTCGAGTGCGCGCCGGCGAAGACATCACACAGGAGGAAAAAGCGTTCTATCAGGGATATCCGAAGACAACCGACTTTAAGTCAATGCAAGAGTTTTTCGAGAGTTTCGGTCTGGAAGTGACCGAAGCGGAAGGCTGAACGCAGCGGCTGCCACCGCTGCATCCATAACGAAGTAAAGCGAGGAAAAGCATGATGCATTCAGACAGCGCCGTCAATTTGCCCACTGTGGCACCCCTGACCAACGTGGCCCTGGCCGATCGGGTGATGACCCAGCTGATCGATCGCCCCAGCCACCTGCCAGGTATGGCTGCGTTTTTTGGCCCGTCCGGTTATGGCAAGACCATTGCTGCCGGCTATGTGGCCACCAAACACCGCGCCTACTACATCGAGTGCAAAAGCACCTGGACCAAGAAAGCCATTCTGCTGGCGATCCTGAAGGAAATGGGCGTGGTGCCGGCAAAGACCATTTACGACATGGTGGACCAGGTAGCGGAACAACTGGTGCTGAGTCAGCGCCCGCTGCTGATCGATGAAATGGACCACATCGTGGAGAAAAAAGCTGTTGAGCTGATCCGCGATATTTACGAAGCCAGCAACGCCCCCATCCTGATGGTCGGCGAAGAACAGTTCCCCGCCAAGCTGCGCCGCTGGGAGCGCTTCCACAACCGCATCCTTAACTGGCAGCAAGCCCAGCCGTCAGACCTGGACGATGCCCGCGAACTGGCCCGGCTCTATGTGACTGGCCCCAGCCAAATCGTTATCCAGGATGACTTGCTGGAAGACGTGCTGCGCAAAAGCCGCAACGCCGCCCGCCGCATCGTCGTCAACCTGGAACTGATCCGCAACACCGCCTTGCGCCAGGGCTGGGACAGCGTGGATCTGCAGAACTGGGGAAACAACGAACTGTACACCGGCGAAGCCCCGGCCCGGAGGTTGTCCGCATGAGTGAGAGACGACCAGGGCGCGGCATGGGCCGCAAAAACGTGGCACTGGTTCAAGCCACCCAGGGTGTAACCAGCCCGCAAGATGCCATATGGCAGGCCGTGCGCGTACTGCGCACGGGCTTCACCCGTGCAGATGTCTGCCGCAAGTGCCAACAAATCATGGGAACTGGCGTCAACGATGACACCGTGCGCAGCTACCTGAACCGCCTGGAAGCCGGCGGCTTCCTGGAAATCATCGACCGCCTCAACAAGGCCCGCAATGGCAAGCCCCTGAACGGCAGTGCCCGGCAGAAAGTGTTCCAGCTGGTGAAGGATACCGGCGTGGACACCCCACGACTGACCGCCAAGGGCGAGCCCGTCACCCAGGGACGCAACCGGGAAAACATGTGGCTGGCCATTCGGATCCTTGGCGAGTTCGACGCCAAAGAACTGCAGATGACAGCCACCAATGACCAAGTGCAAGTCACCCTGGCCGACGCCCGCGATTACATCAAGCAGCTGCATGCCGTGGGCTACCTGCACATGACGACCAAACACCGGGGATCCAGGGCAATGGCCCGCTATCGCCTGTTGCCGACCATGAACACCGGGCCTAAGCCGCCCCAGGTGCAGCGCATCAAGGTGGTGTTTGATCCCAACACTGGCAAGACCCACGCCCGGAAAACCGAAGAAGGGGCCAGCCAATGAAAACAACCGCGCAAGAAAAAGCGATCGCAGCCTGGGGCGACCACGCCCCGGCCTGGATCCTTGCCCTCGCCAACGAGTGCGACAACACCAGCCAGAAGAAAGCAGCCGACCGCATCGGCTATTCCGCTGCTGTGGTCAACACGGTGCTGGGCCGGACCTATAAGGGTGACTTCAACGCCGTTGAAAAGGCCGTTAAAGGCGCCCTGCAGGCGGAAAAGGTCATGTGCCCAGTGGCTGGCGAGCTACCCGGCCACCGTTGCCAGGAGTACCAGCGCCAGCCGTTCAGCGCCACCAACTCCATGCGCGTGAAGCTGTACCAGGCATGCCGTAGCGGCTGCCCACACAGCCGCCATACCAAGCGGGAGCAATAGCCATGACTCGAGTGATCGACTTGAAGCAACAGACCCTGCCGGCATGGCACCCCGTGGCCGACGCAGAAATCAACGGCCACGCCATCGAGATAGGTCAGCTGGCGGGCAAAGACCACCGGGCCCTGGTGATCGACTGGAATACACAACAGGCATGGATCGGCGACTGGGAAGAGTTGGCGGCCGTAGCCCTGGAGGCGTTCCAGGATCAGGAGGAAAGCCATGCGAATCAGTGACGAAGATCTGGAGTACTACGGTGACCTGTTCGAGGCAATGGAGCTGGCCAAGCACATCACGTTTTACCAGTTCATCCATGCCCCGCACTGGTACATCCACAAGTACAGCGAAGAAAAGGCAACCCCATTTCGGGGGCGTCTGCGCCGTGCCTGTGAAGGTATCGAAGCCGAACTGGAGCGCTGGGAACAAGCCCTGGCGGCCCAGCGCCGCATCGATAACGGGCATGTGTTTCAACCCATGAAGCACAACCGATATCCGAGATAGGGCCACGCGCCCAAGGAGCCAACGCCATGACGCCATCCACGGCCAACAACCTGACCCCCAGCGCTGTGTTGGAAGTAATGCGCCACCACATCGGCAAAGCCCAGGGCATCGGTATCGCCGGCATCGTGCAGGCTGTGACCCAGTCCAGCAGCACCGCCGGTGCAGAACGCCAATGCCGCCGGATCATCAGCGACCTACGGGAAGAAGGTGTCGCCATCTGTGGCAAGCCTGCAACCGGTTACTACATCGCGGCCAACCAGGCCGAGCTGGAGGAATGCTGCAGGTTCCTGAGATCCCGAGCGCTGACCAGTCTGCGCCTGGAATCGCGTCTGCGAAAAATGGCCCTGCCAGATCTGATTCAGCAGCTACGAATCACCATTTAAGGAGCAACCCCATGACACCAAGAGACACCCAACAGCCTGACGCCCCCGAAGGGTACATGCGCGATGCCCAGCAGCGGCTGGTCCCCATCGAGCATGTAGATGAAGTGGACCAGCTGCGCGACCAGACCGTGCGCAAGCTGGCCGCCGCCGCCAAAGAGCTGCAGGCCACAATGTCGAAATTCAAAAACGGCGCAATGTCTGACATCCGCCAGTTTGTGGATCTGTCCCTGGAGCGCTACGGCGCCAAGGTGGGCGGCACCAAAGGCAACCTGACCCTGACCAGCTATGACGGCACCTTGCAGGTCAAGGTCCAGGTATCCGAAAACATCCGGTTCGATGAACGCATCCAGGCCGCCAAGGCACTGATCGACGAGTGCATCCATAACTGGACCGCCGGCAGTTCGTCAGAAGTCAAAGCCCTGGTGGAACACGCTTTCCAATCTGACAAGGAAGGCAAGATCAGCATCGGCCGGATCCTTGGCCTGACCCGGCTCAAGATCGATGACGAAACGTGGCTACAGGCAATGGAAGCGATCCGCGATTCCATCCAGGTGGTGGACACCGCCACCTACATGCGCCTGTACGAGCGCACCGGCCCGAACGCCAACTGGACCCCCATTTCCCTAGACATCGCCAAACTGTAGGAGATACCAAGCAATGCGAGCATCTGACTGGAACCAGCTGTACCCCGTAGGCACTGACGTATTTGTCAGCGAAGAAACCGGGGAGGAATTCCACAGCAAGACCACAGCGCCGGCGCAAACACGGGAAGACGGCACCCACTTCCTGGAAGTGGAAGGCCATCTGAACCCCTGCGACCTGCGCCACGTCCGCCCCGTTAATCCGGTGCGCAGCCATCGCCTATATCAGGCATTCAACCAGGTGCAGGAAATGTCCCTGGGCGAGATCCTGGACATGATGGCGTCCAGCGGCGTGGCCAAGGTGTCATCCGTATTCACCAATCAGGATGACCAGCCGGTGTTTGCACTGGTGATGCTGACGGGGCACGACCTGCAGCGCTACATGGATGCACTGGAAGCGGTGGAGGAATAGCGGATGGAGCTTTGCCGCTGCCCTGTCTGCCATGCGCGTGTCGATCTTCATGCCTGTGTTCAGGATGAAGACGGCCGCGCTCTGCTGGCGCTGCTGGCCCGGACTCCCACGGCCCTGGCCAAAGCCCTGGTGCAGTACCTGACACTGTTCCGGGCACCCACCCGTGACCTGTCAAACAGCCGTGCCAAACGCCTGGCAGAAGACGCCCTGGCGATCCATAGCGACCCCTACAACCTGGCCGCCGCCATGCTGGACACCGTGGAAGGTGTCCAAGCAAAGCGCGCTGCTGGTGACGGGGCCCCGCTCAAAAATCACAACTATCTCAAATCCGTTTTAAAGACCGTTTCAGAGCGTTCCGGCAACACCGCATCCGTGGTGCCCAGCAGCACCACCCAGCGAGATGAAATCCCGAAGCGGGATTCAGATGAAGCGTGGCGGGCTCAAATGAAAAGGCTGGGTCGTGACCCGGACAAGCTGATCAAGAAAGTGGGGAACAAGTAATGGCAGAAGCAATCACGAAACAGCAGTGGGAAGAAATCGAAGACAAGCTGCAGGGGCTGCTGGCCACGGTTAAGTTTCGATACAAAGGCTACGAAGTCACCGTGCAAAAGAACTTCGTCGCCGAAAATAAAATGGCCTTGAATGTGTACATTGATGGGCGCTTTAAAGGTGATTGGGCCTTTCTGGATTACCCAAGAGGCAATGAGGATCGCAGCGATCGTGAACCGCCGCCGGCCATCATTCGGGATGTGTGGCGTAAGCAGACCAAAGCGGTTTACTCCCCCCAGCGCAAACAGAAGATGATCAAGGCAGTGGGCAAGCGCCGCGCCTATGAAATGTTCCCCAATCTGGACGAAAAGCGGATCTTGTACTGGCCCGACTTCGCCAAAGCCAAAACCCTGGTGCGCCAATTCAGAAAGCTGGAAGGCATCACCCTGGTGGAGGAATCCCATGCCTAGCAGCGCCCCCCGCAAAAACGACCTGGCCAAGATTCACATAGCCATCAAAGACCTGGGCATGGATGACGACGCATACCGCGCCATGCTCTGGACCGTGGCCCGCGTCAGATCCGCCAAGGATCTGGACGCCCACGGCCGCAGCAAGGTGCTGCACCACCTACGCAGTGTCGGCTGGCGCCCCAAGCGGCGCCGGGATCCCGGCAACGTAAAAAGCGATCGTGACGCCCTGGTGGGCAAAATCGAGGCCCAGCTAACTGATCTGAAACTGCCCTGGAAATACGCCGATACTATTGCCATGCGCATGCATTCTGTGAACAGTGTTCGCTTTGCAAATCCCGAGCAACTACGCGATATCGTGGCCGCGCTTGCCTATGAGCAGCGCCGCCAGGCGGACCGCTGTTGCCCGGAATGCGGGGGGAAAACTGGGCACGCGGAAGACTGCCCGGAGGGGGAGTAATGGATACCAGTAATATTTACTACGAAGACCTGCCTGGCGGCTTGCAAGAGCTGTGCGATCTTATAGGTATTACCCACACTTTGACCTTGGTAGAGCACTATGGTGGGTTGCCCATGAAGATACCCGGCCATTACGATGATACCCACCCGTTGAATGCGTTAATTGGGCACAAGGCCGCGCTGGCAATGGTCAAAAAATATCCTTGCGCAACCTTGTACGTTCCAAAGGCTGACGCACTGCTGCGCGTGGTTCGCAATATAGAAATAGCGCGACGCTATGATGGAGGCGCATCAGCCCCACAGCTGGCGCGAGAATATAAGATGTCTGAACGACATATCTGGAATATCCTCAAGCGACCTGAAACCGTGCGCGATCCCGAGATGCGACAAACCTGCCTGTTCGACTGAAGCCGTTCAGGCCATACACCCCCCCGCCAAACACCTACCCTGAAAGTCTCTAAAGAACCACACAACGAGACGACCAAGGGAAGGCCCCATGAAAATTCTGAATTGTCTGCCGCGACTGTCTGACTGGCTGATTGTCACCATCTGCCTTATGACCGGTCTGGCACTGATCCAGCCCAACCAGATGCCAGTCATCCTGTACAAGCTGGTCCTGGTCACGCTTGCCGCTGTCCTGGGCTACTGGATCGACCGCGCCCTGTTTCCCTATGCCCGCCCCCATGAGCAGCTGAGAAAAGCGACCCGCACCGATCAAGATCCGGCCATCCTTGCTGCGTTCTACATGATCCGCCGTGCCGGCATTGTGTTCGCGGTGGTCCTGGGTTTAACGCTGGGGCTATAACCATGACCGGGCTGATGAAACGAGTCTGGATCCTGGTGCTGCTGGTGCTATCGCTGGCGGTGATCCTTTCCGCCTGCATGCCCGTCCCGGCGCTGGCTGACTCCATTCCCCACCAGGCCAAAGCCTACCAGCGCACCCTGGTGCGCAGTGCGAATGCCTATTGGGGGCTGGATGCGCCGGTGGCCACCATTGCCGCCCAGGTTCATCAGGAAAGCCGATGGCGGGCTGATGCTATTTCCCCGGCTGGCGCCGAAGGGCTGGCCCAGTTCATGCCTGGCACGTCCGACTGGTTCGCCGAGCTTTACCCGGACGACCTGGGCACACGTCAGCCATTTAATCCCGGCTGGTCATTGCGGGCAGTGGTGCTGTATGACCGCTGGCTGCATCGCCGCATCCAGGCATCCAGCGAGTGTGAGCGCTGGGCTTTCATTCTCGCCAGCTACAACGGCGGGCTTGGCTGGGTACTCAAGGACAAAAGGCTGGCATCGGCTTCCGGGGCCGATTCGCTCGCCTGGTTCAATAGTGTTGAAAAGTTCAATGCGGGCCGATCCCGGCCCGCATTTGCTGAAAACCGTAAATACCCGCGCCTGATCCTGCGCCGCTGGGAACCCTTGTACATGAATGCCGGCTGGGGGGATGGGGTATGCCATCACTAAACGTGATCTTGATCGCCATTCTGGCCGTTGTTCTGACCGGTGTTGGATCCGGGTATCTGGGTTATCACCAGGGGCTGGAGCGCGGCGAACTGAACATCTCCGCACAGCGTGATGGGAAAACCGTCACGAAGCTGCAGGGCCTCATTGAAAGCCAGGCCGATCTGGTGGACCAGGCAAACCAGGCGTCTATCCAGATCAGGGAAACCATCCGCCTACGCGGGCAACAGGATCAGAAAATAACCAGGGGGCTACAGGATGCACTTGCCCAGCAGCAGGACATGGTCCAGGAGCAGCAAACCCTTGCTGCTGATTTTCGCTATAGCGCTGACGTCATGCGCCAACTCCAAGCAAGTCATCAACGCGCCAGCCAGGCCGCTACCGGCGGACTTAACAGTACCGTGCCCGGCACCCAGTGAGCCCAAGGGTGACACCAAAGAAAAAATGGCCCTGACCCTGGACGCCGTTTACCAGGAATACGGCCTCTGCGCAGGCCGAATGTATGACCTGTTAATGGAATTATTAAAACCACGCTCACAGGGGGATCAATGAGCGAATCAGCAAAGACAGCCTGGGATTGGTACCAGGTGTTCCAAGTGATCTGGGCAATCGTGTCCGGTGCTGTTGGCTGGGGGCTTTGGCGTGAAGGACGACGCCAGGCAAAAGAAAAAAAAGAGCAGCAGCAGGAAGAGGCACACCGGGCGGCAACCGACAAACGCCTGGACAAGCTGGAGCGCGACACCCAAGACCTGCAAAACGAAGTGCGCCACCTGCCGACCCATGAGGATATCCGGCAGCTGACAGAAAAAATTGAAGGAACCAACAAGGCCCTGTCCGAAGTGATCGGCGAATTCCGGGCCATGAATCGCACCGTAAAGATGGTTAATCAGCATCTGATCAGCCGGGGAGAATGACGTGACTTATCAGCAAATCGTAACGGAAGACCGGCGCCTGGTGATCCTCAAGATCCTGCAGGAGTCCGACCACTACAGCACCAACGAACATCTGCTGCGCACCGTGCTGCATTCCTTTGGCCACAACGTGGGCCGGGACAAGCTGCGCACAGAGCTGTCCTGGCTGCAGGAGCAGAGTCTGATCAGCGTGGACACCGTCAGTGATGTCCTGATCGCCAAGTTGACCGGTCGTGGCATCGATGTGGCCACCGGCTCCAGTGTCGTGCCTGGTGTGAAACGCCCAGAACCGGAGTGATTCGCATGTGCTGGAGCTTTACTTATCTGAGTATCGCGCTGCTGGTCATCGCCAGCGATGCCACCAACAGCGCCCAGCATCGCCGCCGCTTTTCCCTGGTGTTCGCGTTTCTGATGGCCGTTGCCTGGCCATTGACTCTGCCCCTGGGCATCGCCCGTGTGCGTAAAGCCACCCGCAACTTTCGTCCCTGGTGATCTATGAGCAAAGCCCTGAAACCCCTGAAGGGTCGAGAACGCACCACCATCGATAACTTGGCCAACCTGCTGGTGATCTGGGACACGGCGAAGAACGTGGAGGGGCTGGCGGGCATGTTTGATCACTTCATGAAAAACAGCGCAACGACGGAACAGCGCAGACAGTGGAAGGCATTGCATGCACGCATCCAGGAGATCCGGCGAGACACTGCCGCCCGCCTGGAAGCCGACATCGAACAAGAGGGCCAAACCAATGGCGCGTAAATCATCCATCACCCAGCTGGACCCCAAGGTCCGCGAAGCCGTAGACCGGGCCATCCAGGGTGGCCGCGCCACCATTGACGATATCGTGGAGCTGATCGATGACATGGGCGGGGATGTCTCCCGCTCTGCCGTCGGCCGCTACCGCAAAAACGCAATGGACCAGATGCGCAAGTGGCAGGATGCCCGCGAAATATCCAAGACCTGGATCGATCGCCTGGAACAAGACCCCAGCGGTGATGTGGGCCGCCTGATCAGCGAGATGCTGAAGACCGTGGCATTCCAGACCGTGGGCACAATGGTGGACGGTGAGAACGTGGACGCGGACCAGATCATGCTGCTGGCCAAGGCCCTGAAAGACATGGCCGGCGCGGACAAGCTGTCTTCCGATCGCATCAACCGGATCCGTAAGGAAATGGCTGCCGAAGCCGCCAAAGTGGTGGAGGAAGTCACCGCCGCCGCCGGCATGGATGTGGACCAGGCCAAGTTCTGGCGCGCCAAAGTGCTGGGGATTGCTACGTCATGAAAGAGCTGACCGATACCCTGCGCGTGGTGGACTGGGAGGAACTGCCCGCCTCAGTCCGCGAGATCCCCGACGGCTTCAACCCGTTGGACGAAGGCGTGCTGATGAAGCACCAGGCCGCATGGTGCGCCATCCAGTCCGACATCAAAGTGGCAGACAAGAGCCGCCGAACCGGTATTACCTTTGCCGAAGCCCTGGACGACACCGTCACCGCCGCGTCACGCAAATCAGCGGGTGGCTCTGATGTCTTCTACATCGGCGACACCAAGGAAAAGGGCCTGGAATTCATCGGCTATTGTGCGCACTTCGCCAAAGTCATTGCCCTGGCCCAGGGGCAAGGCTTATCCAGCATTGAAGAATTCCTGTTCGATGACCAGGACGACAAAGGCCAGACCCGCCAGATCAGCGCCTACCGGATCCGCTTTGCCTCTGGTTTCAAGATCGTGGCGCTGTCCAGCCGCCCGGCCAACATCCGGGGCCTGCAGGGTATCGTGGTCATCGATGAAGCGGCCTACCACCCCAACGTCCAGGGCGTGCTGGATGCAGCCACCGCGCTGCTGATCTGGGGCGGCAAGATCCGCGTCATCTCCACCCACAACGGCAAAAACAATCCGTTCTATACCCTGATAAAAGACATTCAGGCTGGCGTGTATGGCGAGTCTGCCCAGGTACTGCGCGTCACCTTTGACGATGCCGTGGAAAATGGCATCTATGAGCGCGTCTGTATGATGAAAGGCATCGAGCCCACCCCGGAAGGGAAAAAGGACTGGTACACCCGGATCCGCAAGGGCTACGGCCCCCGTATCGCTGCCATGCGTGAAGAGCTGGACGCCATCCCCCGCGATGGCAACGGCGTGGCGATCCCCACGGTGTGGATCGAAAACGCCATGCCCGAGGAACGGCCGGTGCTGCGCCTGGTCCTGGATGACGACTTCGCCGCCAAGCACGAAGAAGAGCGGATCAGCTGGTGCGAAGACTGGATCCAGCAATACCTGGAACCCATACGCGAATTGCTGGACCCGAAACTGGATCATGTGTTCGGCATGGACTTTGCCCGCCATCGGCACTTCTCCGTGATCATGCCGGGGGCCATCACCGAAAACCTGACACGCTCCGTGCCCTTCATCATTGAGCTGGGCAAGGTGCCCACCCGCCAGCAGGAACAGATCCTGTGGTATCTGATCGACATGCTGCCCCGCTTCAATGGTGGCGCGATGGATGCCACCGGCCCAGGCCAGACCCTGGCCGAATACACCGGCGACAAATACGGCGAAGCCATCCACCAGATCGTACTGAATCGAAAATGGTATGCCGAGTTTATGCCCAAGATGGTCGGCGCGTTCGAGGATGGCAGCCTGTTGCTGCCGAAGGACAAGTCCACGTCCGACGACTTCCGCGCCGTGGAAATCATCGACGGCATCCCGATGGTTCCACAAGTAGACAAGCGCGATATCAAAGACCCGGAAATGTTCCGCCACGGTGATGCCGCGATCGCCGGGGCTCTGTTTTGGTATGCCAGCCTGCACCGCACCATTGAAGCCTTTGGCTATCGCCCCGTGCCCAAGAACCCCCCACTTAACGCTGACCAGCCCAAACGCCGCGTGCGCGTCACGGCCGGTTTTAGCCGAGGAGTCCTGTGATGCCTGATTCAGTAATTGTTGATCACCGGGGCGAACCCATTAAAAAACGGGAGCTGACCGAAGAGATCGCCCGCGCTTCCATGACCGGCGTGCGCAGCATCTGGCACCACGAATCCGTCGCCAGTGGCCTGACCCCGGTACGCCTTGCAGCCATCTTGCGCGACGCCGTCCAGGACGATGCCGATGCCTACCTGACCCTGGCCGAGGAAATGGAGGAACGGGATCTGCACTATGCGTCCGTATTGGGCACCCGAAAACTGGCCGTGGACGGCCTGGACCCAGTGGTGGAATCCGCCAGTGATGATGACCAGGACGTGAAGATGGCGGACGCGGTGCGCGAAATGGTCAAAAGCCCGGCGTTTGATTCCATGCTGTTCGATGCCCTGGATGGCCTGGGCAAGGGCTATTCCGCCATAGAAATCATGTGGGACCGTTCCGGGCAGCAATGGTGGCCACGGGGCTATGAGTGGCGCGATCCGCGTTTCTTTCGGTTCGACCGCGAGAGCGGCAAGGAACTGCGCCTGAAAGATGACAAAGATATCGTCAATGGCTTACCGCTGCCGCCGTATAAATTCATCGTGCATCGCCCACGCCGCAAGTCTGGCCTGTCTATTCGCAACGGCCTGGCTCGCCTGGCGGCGGCCGCCTACATGTGCAAGGCGTACAGCATCACCGACTGGCTCGCCTTTGCCGAAGTGTTCGGCATGCCCATTCGCATCGGCCGGCACGGGGCCAACGCCAGCGAAGACGACATCATTACCCTGGTTAACGCGGTAGCGAATATCGGTTCCGATGCGGCGGCCGTCATCCCTGACAGCATGCGCATCGACTTCCAGGAGTCCAGCAACAGCAAAGGCGGGGAATCCCTGTTTGAACGCCTGGCGTCTTACCTGGACGCTCAGGTATCCAAAGCCGTGCTGGGCCAGACCATGACCGCAGACGCCAAGTCTGCAGGGCTGGGCAGCAACCAGGCAGACGTCCACAACGACGTCCGCGAGGATATCCAGCGCTTTGACGCCAAGCAGCTGGCCGCCACCATCCAGCGGGATCTGGTCATCCCCTTCATTAACCTGAATTTTGGCCCACAAAAGAGTTACCCGGAATTCAAACTGCCGGTGCCGGACCCCGAGGATCTGAAAGCCCTGGTCAGTGCCATCAAAGACCTGGTGCCGCTGGGGCTGGAAGTGGAACAAAGCGTGGTCCGCGACAAACTGCGCCTGCCGGATCCGGCCAAGGGGGCCGTCTTGCTGCAGGCCCCTGCAAAAACACCGGAACCCCCCGCCAGTGCCGCCAACCATGCCAGCAGCTGCCCCACCTGCCTGGCCACAGCCCGCAACCGGGCCCAGCCTGCAGGCAGCTATGTGGACGAACTGGAAGCCGATGCCCTGGACGATTGGGAACAGATCATGCAGCCAATGGTGGATCCCATCCAGGAGCTGCTGGACCGCAGCACTTCATACCAGGAATTTGTCGAGGGCCTGCCGGATCTGGTGGATAAGCTGGAGCCAGCCCAGGCCAATTTCGTGCAACAGCTGGCCGCCGCCACCCTGAAAGCGCGGGGCTTGGGTGATGCCTCAGACACCGAAGGCCAGGACTAAATGGAGCGCGGCCCAGTCCCCAAGGAAGCGCTGGCGTATTTCCGCGCCAAGCAGTTAAAGCCGGCCTTTGATCACCGCGATGTCTGGAAACAGGAGCATGACAGCGCTTTCACGGTTGCCAAGGCCATGCGCTTTGATCTGCTGGAGGATATCCGCAACGGCGTAGATGAAGCCCTGGAACAGGGCCTGACCTTCGAGCAATTCCGCCAGCGGCTAACGCCCACCCTGCAGGAGAAAGGCTGGTGGGGCCGTGGCCTGGCCTATGACCCCACGACCCAGGAATATAAATCGGCCCAGCTGGGCAGCCCCCAGCGTCTGCGTACCATCTACCGCACCAACATGCGCACCGCCCGTGCTGCAGGTCAGTGGGACCGGATCCAGCGCACCAAGCGTACCCACCCTTATCTGCTGTACCGCCTGGGCCCATCCGAAAATCACCGGGAACAGCATGTCAGCTGGCTGGGGATCCTGCTGCCGGCAGATCACGAATTCTGGCGCACCCACTTCCCGCCCAATGGCTGGGGCTGCAAATGCTGGATCCGCCAGGTGTCCCAGCGAGAAGCGGAACGCCTGATCGCATCCGGCCGGGTCACCACAGAAGCGCCCCCCATCGAGACACGCACCTGGACGAACAAGCGCACCGGCGAACAGGAAGACGTCCCCCTGGGCATAGACCCTGGCTGGAACTACCACCCAGGGGCAGATCGCAAACCGGCCCTGCAGGCCACCGTTAAACGCGCAGAAACCCAGTTTAAAAAGACCATT